ATTTCCCTGCTGACTATAATCTTGGGACGCACACCCTGCGCAAGACTTTCGGCTATCACTACTATCAGGGAACGCACGACATAGCCGGGCTGATGAAGCTGTTCAATCACGCGAAGGAAGAAACGACGCTGATTTATATCGGCATTGCGTCTGACGAAACGAAACAGACTTTCAGGAAGATTGATTCCATGTATGATACTTGACATACGCTTTAAGGCGTGTTAGTATTAGACTGTGATTTTGTAGAAGGGCGCACCGCTTAAACGGTTGCGCCTTTTCTATTGCCGGAAGGAGTGATGCAACGTGGCTGCACCTTTTGCAAAAAAGCTGTATGCGTCGAAAGCGTGGAAACAATGCCGCGATGCGTATGCAGCATATCGTCACGGTATTTGTGAACGCTGCGGCGCGCCGGGCGACGAAGTGCATCACAAAACATACCTTACGCCTGCGAATGTCAACGACCCTGAAATTGCTTTCGGATGGAACAACCTTGAACTACTGTGCAGGTCGTGTCACATCGAAGAACATGACAAGCATAAGACGCTGAACCACGGGCGACCAGCGCGCGAAGCCGACTTACGCATTATGTTTGATGCAGACGGTCAGCCGATACCGCGCGGTCAGGTGCGCGTCGTTTGGGGCTGTCCGGCATCAGGCAAGACAACCTATGTGCATGAACACATGAAGCACATGGACATTGTTGTTGATCTGGATGCAATCATGTATTGCTTCACGGGGCTGACGAACAAGGCTGACGATCAGTCTGATATTTCAGACTATCTGCCCGCGATGCTGCTGATACGGTCGGCGGTATACAAGGCAGTCAAGGACGGGTTGCCGGGCGTCCGCACAGCGTGGGTTGTTGCAGGTCTGCCGAAGAAGTCAGACCGTCAGCAAATGTCTATGACGTTTCCTGATGCTGACTTCGTTTTCACAGAAAGCACGTTTGAAAAATGTGTTGCGAACATGGAAGCCGACGATATGCGCACAAACAAAGAACGGCAGCGCAGAATCATAACGGAATGGTTCCGAAATTATGAAGCGGACTAATCCCCCCTATCAAAAAATGTTAAGAAGGGGGACGAAGACCGCGGGGGGTGGAACCTAAATTTTAGCGCAGACAGCGCGGGCGGGGGGTGTAGAATGAGCAAGAGCAAAGCCAGCATGACGAAAGACGACTACATTAAAGCGGAGATAAAGCGACTTAAAAAAATCTTCGCGAATTTGACGCAAGATGCGTCAGCCGTTGCCGAAAAACTGATTGAAAACGCCGCGTTCATGGCAGTTTCCCTGACCGATCTTCAGCGGATTATCAACGAAAAGGGATATACTGAAGAATACCAGAACGGCGAAAACCAGTTCGGTACAAAAAAGTCGTCGGAAGTCGATATTTATAACACGATGGTCAAGAACTTCAATGCAACTATGAAACAGCTTATTGACATGCTTCCCGAATCGCCTTCCGGGAGCAACAGCAAGAATGCGGCACTTGATTATATTACGCGCCGCGCTGGGCCGTGAGTGCGCTTGAACAATATGCCGTCGCCATTCTTGACGGGAAAATCAAAGCCTGCCGCCGAATCAAGCAGATGTATGAAAAACTGCTTTATCGGTATTATAACCCCGGTCAATGGCACTTCGATCAGGAAATTGCAGACAGGCATATTGTTTTCATGGAACGCTTTTGCCGACAGCCTGAAAGCGGTCAACCGCTTCGCTTTGAGCTATTCCAACGTGCGAAACTTGAAGCAATCTTCGGCTTTGTCGATGATTGCAATCTTCGTCAGTATCAGGAATGCTTGACAATCGAAGGCCGAAAGAATGGCAAAACAACTGAAATGGCGGCTGTTGAAATTGACTTGCTTGCAAACGACGGCGAAGGTTCCCCGCAGGTGTACAACGTGGCTACAAAGCGCGATCAGGCAATGTTAGGCTTTAATGCCGTTCATAGTATGATTAAACGTAGCGGCGACTTATCAGGGATTCTGCGAAAGCGCGTCAGCGATATATACTTTCCGTACAATCTGGGCTTCATAAAAGCGCTTGCAGCAAACGGCAACGGTCTTGACGGTCTAAACGCCCACGGCGTAATCATAGACGAATTGGCAGCGATTAAGAACCGCGACTTATACGACTTGATGAAACAATCAATGTCGGCGCGGTCACAACCGCTGCTTTTTGCTATTACGACAAACGGATTTGTCAGAGACAATATCTTTGATGCACAATACGAATACGCCTGCGGCGTTCTCGACGGAACGATTGAAGACGAACGCTTTGCCGCGTTTATCTATGAGCTTGACGACCCTGACGAATGGCTTGATGAATCTTGCTGGATAAAAGCAAATCCGGGACTTGGTACGATAAAGAAATACGACTTTCTAAAGCGATGCGTTCAGAAAGCGAAAGATGACCCTTCCTTCATGCCTACGGTAAAGACGAAAGATTTCAACCTGAAAGAAACAGGCGCTTCGTCGTGGCTGCGCTGGGAGGAACTAAACAATGACGCGACATTTGACATGAAGTTTGATTATTGTGTTGGCGGTTTTGACGCCGCAGACACAACAGACCTTAATGCGGCAAAAGCCTTGATGATGCGTCCTGATGACCCGAATATATATGTCAAGTCTATGTATTGGATTCCTGAAACGGTACTTGAACAGGTATCAAAAACGGGAAGCAGGCGCGAACGTGATAACATGCCCTATGAATTGTGGGTAAAGCAAGGTCTGATGCGCGTTTGGGAAGGAAATAAAGTTGATAAAGCCTGTTTTCTTCAATGGTTCATGGAACTTCGGGAGAAAGAAGACCTGTATACAATGTTTATCGGCTTCGACCCTTGGCATATTGATGACACACTACTTGCCGCGTTCAAGTCAGAGTTTGGCCCGAACGCAATGATACCCGTGCGTCAAGGCATTTATACCCTATCAGACCCAATGAAGCAGCTTCGGGCAGACCTTCAGGCAAAGCGCGTTATTTACGGCGGGAATCCGATTGATAAAATGTGCCTTGCGAACACGGAAATCAAAGCGGACATTAACGGCAACATTCAGCCGATAAAGGGGCTTGACCCACGCAAGCGAATTGACGGAACTGTTGCCCTGATAAATGGGTATAAGGTACTAAAAGATAAATATGACCAGTTTGTAAATCTGAATTGAGGGGGGGATAACGTGGGGCTGCTCGAAAAGATATTTCCGCGTCACGGAGAAGCTGAAAAGGTCGAAGGCTACTTCAAAACGCTGACTGCATACACGCCTGTTTTTACAACATTTGAAGGCGGCGTTTACGAAGTCATGCAGACACGCGCAGCGATTCATGCTTTTGCGAATCACATTTCAAAGCTGAAGCCCGAAATCGTCGGTTCACGCAATGAAAAACTTGCGCGTATTTTATCGCACAGACCAAACCCGTATATGAATACGTCACAGTTCCTTTATCGTGTGGCGACGATTTACGCGGCAACAAATAACGCATTTATTGTTCCGCTATATAGCGCGGATTACCAGACGATCACAGGGTACTATCCCCTATGCCCTGACCGCGTTGAAATTGTAACTGTCAAAGGAAATCCGTATTTGCGCTACACGTTCACCAGCGGTCAACGCGCCGCCGTTGAACTGGAACGCGCGGGCATCCTGACACAGATGCAATATAGGAATGACTTTTTCGGCGACAGCAATGCGGGCATTATCGACCCGACATTGCAGATGATTGACATTCAAAATCAAGGCATTATTCAAGCCGTGAAGAACGGCGCGTCTGTTCGCTTTATCGCCAAACTTGCGCAGACGTTAAAAGATGCAACCATCAGGGAAGAACGAAAGCGCCTGCGCGAAGAAAACCTTGCCGCTGAAAATTCAGGCGGCATCTTCCTTGTTGATGCAAAATATTCGGATGTGCGCCAAATTGATAGCAAGTCTTTTGTTGTCGATGCGGAGCAAATGCGACTTATCAACGAAAATGTCTATAACTACTTCGGCGTAAATGAAGCAATATTGCAAAATAAGTTCAACGAAGAACAGTTCAACGCATGGTATGAAGGCAAGTTAGAGCCATTCATTGTGCAACTTGGTCTTGCGCTTACAAACATGACATTTACCGACCATGAAATAGCGTTCGGCAATGAAATCATGTTCAGCGCAAACAGACTTCAATACGCTTCGACAAATAGTAAGCTGCTTGTTTCGCAACAACTTTTTGACAGAGGGATTCTATCACAAAACGACGTCTGTGACATTTGGCAGTTGCCTCACATCGAAGGCGGCGATAAGCGATATATTCGCGGCGAGTATAAGCCAAACGGCGCAAAAGACGATACGCCTGTGCCAATGCAAGAGCCGCCAGCCGATCAACCCAACAGCGCCAAAAACTAAAATCGTATCTGATACGAATTTGAAAGGGGAAACGATATGCCGAAGATTACCGCCAGCCGGGAATACAGAAGCATGAACCCGCTTGCTGTGCTGCAACGATCACAGGATGATGAAGCAGCATATCGCGCCGAAGGGTATGCGACTACTTTCGATGTTCCGTATATTCTTTTTGAGATGGACGGCGTTAAATACTATGAACAAATCAGCTCAAATGCCCTTGATAGCGCTGATGTGTCTGACGTGGTTTTCAGATTTGACCATACCGGGCATGTGTACGCGCGCACGAAAAACGGAACGCTGACGCTTGCCCCTGATGGACACGGTTTGAAATGTTCTGTTGATTTATCTACAACCGAAGCGGCGCGCCAGATGCACGACGAAATCAGAACAGGTCTGATTGATAAAATGTCGTGGGCTTTTACGGTTGCGGAAGATTCTTATAATTCGGAAACCAGAACAAGAACAATTCTAAAAATCAAGAAGGTTTACGACGTTAGCGCAGTCACATTTCCCGCCGACGCCGATACCGATATTTCTGCCCGTTCTTTCGTTGACGGAGTGATTGCGAAGGAAACAGCGGAGCGACTGGAAAGGCGCAGAAAAGCAATGTCTATGCTGATTGATTCCTACATTGGAACCGAAAAAGAAAAGGAGTAACGAACATGAGAACGCTTGCACAGATTGATGCGCGTCTTGCTGAAATTCGCACCGCGCTTCAGAACCCCGAAACGACCGATCTTGATACCCTTCAGAACGAAATGAATCAGCTGCTTCAGGAACGCGCGCAGCGCGTCGCCGAAGCCGAACAGCGCCGTTCCATGCTGGAAGCAATCGCAAACGGCACGGCACAAGGCATCACGCCGCCTACAAATCCTCTTGCCCCGCCTAACGGACAGAATGAAACGCACGAAGAACGCGACGTTCTTGCGACCCCTGAATACCGAACCGCCTTCCTGCGTTCCCTGATGGGTCTGCCGCTGTCCGCTATTGAACGTGCGGCAATGGATGAAGCAGAACAGCGCGCCGCCCTGACTTCTGCCAGCAGCAGCGCAGGCGCCGCTATTCCGACACAGACGCAGAATGAAATTATTCGACGTCTTCAGTCGGTTGCGCCTATTATTGGCGAAATTACCCTGTTCAATATTCCGGGTAATGTCACGATTGCGGTCGAAAACGCAACCACTACTGATGGCGCATATCACGCCGAAGGCGCTGACACTTCCGAAAGCGCCGACAAGCTCGTTGAAGTCAACCTGACCGGCTTTGAAGCAATCAAGGTGCTGTCCATCAGCGCAAAGGTCAAGTATATGTCTATCAATGCGTTTGAAGCGTGGCTGATTGACAACCTGACCGACGGCATTGCATACCTGATTGAAAACTGGATTGTCAACGGAACAGGAAGCAATCAGGCAACGGGTATTGGAAAGGCGGCAACATGGACGGCGGAAACAAACAAGGTCAAGTGTGCCGCCGCAACGCCGACGTATGCTGAAGTGTGCAGCTTGATTTCCCTTCTGCCGGGAACTTACGACCGCAATGCGAAGTTCATCATGAGCAAGAAAACGCTGTGGCAGAAGTTTATGCCCATCCGCGACGACGCAAAAGCGCCGATTGTTAAGGGTGAAGGCGCTGGGCAGTATTTCATCATGGGCTATCCTGTCATGCTTACCGATAAGGCTGCGACGCTGGGTGATGCGTACTTCGGCGATCTGAAGACCTACTACGGAAACTTCGCCGAAAGCATCACGGTTGATAAATCTGAACACAGCAGCTTCCGCAAGAATCTGACGGACTATCGCGGCAGCGCGATCTTCGACGGCAAGCCGACTGTGTCTGATGCTTTCGTGAAGATGTCGCTGACCTGATGGAGTAAACGCGCATGAACATCATTGAACGTGTACGCAAATCACTGAACATCACGTCGGCGGCGTTCGACGATGAGCTGCGCGACGTTGTTGAAGCCGCACGTCGGGATATGGAAATGTCAGGTGTTCCCCGTCGCGTCGCCCGCGACGAAGCGAACGCTGACGTAATACAGGCGATCAAGTGCTTTGTCAAAGCCGATCAATCTTGGGAAGAACCGAACATTGCAGCGCGACAAATGGAAAGCTACAACGCTATCGTCAACAAACTGTCCTTGACCCATGATGACAGAAATAACGACGAAAGGGGCTGCTATTCGTGAACAGGCGCACTGTGATTAAACTGCTTGAAAAGACGGTCAGCAAGAGCGGCACAGGTTTTGAAACGAGAAACACAACGGCAGGACGTGAGATAATCGCCGAACAGGGCGGCGTCGGGCGTTCGGAATTTTATAAAGCAGCGGCGGCGGGTATGACCCCCGCCGTTACTTTTACCGTTTCCGAAGCTGATTATCAGCAAGAACGCCTGATAGAGTATAACGGAAAAACATACAAAGTTCTGCGTTCATACCCTACGCCGAATCGCAAAGTCGAACTTGTCTGTCAGGGGGTTGAACCGAATGACGATTGAAGCATTCGTCAACATTCTGAAGAAAATTGACCCGGATATTTCGCGGTATCAACGTATTCGGAAAAAGAGCGATGACGCCTATTCCGTTTGGAGCGACTACGGCACACGAACGCTGTACGCAAATGGAGTTCCTGCCGGAAGCGTAAAAAAAGTTCAGGTCGATTATTTCACCTTCAAAGAAGATGACCCTGTTGCTTCACGTTACTTTCACGCACTTTCCCTGAATGATGAAATTGCAGTTGAGCATACAACAGACTTTGAAACAGATACGCGATATATTCATCACATTTTTGATTGCGAAGTGGTGACTGACCATGGCGTTATTTAATGGCGAAGGATTTAACGAACTGCTTTCCGATCTAAAAACAAACGGGGATATGCTCAATGTAGCTGCGCCCGAAATTCTTGAAGCAGGCGCGGCAGTTGTCGCTGATGCGTGGCGCGATGCGATTAAAGCGCATGACTTGATTGATTCAGGCGACATGCTCGAAAGCGTCGGTCATTCTGAAATCGTGAACACTGAAACTGAAAAAAAGGTTGCCATTTATCCGCAAGGACGCGATCACAAAGGCGTTCGCAATGCGGAAAAGGCTTTTGTCAATCATTACGGAGCGTCACACCGAAAAGCAACGCATTTCGTTGATGATGCTGAAAAACAATCAGAAGAACCAGCCGTCGAAGCTATGGCTGCGGCATGGTATCAGAAACTTGAATCGGAGGGTTAAACGATGGCAAATATTGGCTTGCGATACGCCGTATTTTCCCGTGTGCAGTCGCACACCGAAGGAAACGCCATTACCTATGGCACAGGGCGCGAAGTTGGTATGATGATTAGCGCAAACGTCGCTATTACGCGCAACAGCAGCAAACTTTACGCAAACGATGTCGTTGCCGAAGAAGACAACTCCATCAGCGAAGCGCAGATTACGATTAACACCGACGATCTGACGCTTGACAATGAACAGTATATGCTTGGAACGCTGAAGACGGGCGAAGGCGATTCCGCGCACTATGAAGATACAGACGACGCTTCCCCACTCGGCGGTTTCGGTTATGTGCGCGTCAGGTCGAAGACGAATCAGGAAACGGGCGTAACCACAAAGAGTTATATTGCGACGTGGTGGTACAAGGTGCGCGCCCGAATTGAAGCCGAAAGTGCGCAGACGAAGGGGCAGAATCTCGAATGGGGTACGCCGACGATGATTCTGCGCGCTATGGGCGCGTATATCGACAACAGCGACAAACTGAAGTTCCGTGACCGCAAGAATTTTTCAAGCTATGCAGACGCTAAAAAGTTCATCGACGATTACGCAAACATCACGGCTGTCGGCGAGCAATAAGGCGGGTGAACAGAAATGATGACAGATGGAGCAAAAATCACATTGCTTGATGGCAAGGAACTCGACCTTGTTTTGAATACCGAAGCAATGGCTGAACTTTGCGATGAGTTCGGCGATCTTGAAAAAATCGGAGATATGCTGAACAATGCCAGCTATTCTGAAAAAATTCGCCTTGTTCCCCGGCTGATTTCTATTCTTGCAACGCAAGGAGAAGCAATCAAAGGGAACGATACGAACATTTCCCCCGACTACATCCTGCGCCAAACATTACCGAAGGATATTCCGGCAATGACAGGCGCGTTTCTTCGCGCTATCGAAATCGGCATGAATATCAAATACACGATGGAAGATAGCGAAACTGATGAAGTGCTTGCTGAAATCGAAAAAAACGTGCAGGGCGCAGCGGGGACTTGACCCCGCTGCGCGTTGTACATTGCGGGCTTACTGCTGGACTTGATTTTCATACCATCATGAAATCAAACCCCGGCGCAGTTCTTACGCTTTATCTATATCGGCGCGATTACGACGACCAGCAACACGGTATAACGCGAGAAAAGGGGGCTGCTTTCTATGCCGATGCGTGACATTCGGACAAATATTGTCCTTGAAGGTGAACAGCAGTATAAAAGTCAGCTCAACGACGCAATGAATGCCGTCAAGCTGCTGGGGCTGCAAGTCAAAGAAAATACCACGGTCTACAAGTTGAACAGCGATTCAGCAAACGGAAACCGCGAACGAATGGCGCTGCTGTCAAAAGAAATGGAACAGCAGCAAAAAATCATTGACTTATATACCGAAAAAATTGAAAGGAACCGTCAAGCGGGAGAAGGAAACAGCAAGGAAACGCAGCGGCTTGAAGAAAATTTGATAAAAGCCCGCACTGCCCTTGCTGCAATGAACAATGAATACCAGCAAGCAAACGACAACATTCCGTCGCTAAAGGATAAAATCAAAGAGCTTACCGGGCATATTGGCGAAGGACTTGTAAAAGCTGCTGAAGTTGCTGGAAAAGCCGTTGTTGCTTCTTTTTCCGCTATTAGTTCAGCCTGCGTCGCTGCTGGTAAAGCGATATATGATTTAACCGGGCAAGCCGGAACGTATGCTGATACTATTCTGACTATGTCGGATGTCACAGGCATTGCGACGCAAGACCTGATGAAATGGGAATACGCTTCGCAGTTTATCGACACATCAGTTGATACGATAACGGGCAGCTTGACAAAACTTGAAAAGAACATGGCCAGTTCTTCGGCAGATACGGCAGCAGCCTTTGAAACGCTGGGTGTGAAGATAACCGATTCAACCGGGCAAATGCGCGACGACGAACAAGTTTTCTGGGAAATTATCGACGCATTAGGCAAGGTTGAGAACAGCACAGAGCGCGATCAACTTGCAATGACGCTGCTTGGCAAGTCTGCTAAAGACCTAAACCCACTTATCAACGCCGGAAGTCAGGCGTTCAAGGACTTGGGCGAAGAAGCTGCGGCGGCAGGCTTGATTATGTCTGATGACAGCTTAAAAGCATTCGGGGCATACGATGACGCAGTAAATGTCATGAAATCGACCCTGACAGCAGCAGGACGTTCGGTTGCTGAAGTATTCTTGCCAGCTACAAAGGGCGTCATTGAGGGCGTCACAGAGGTTGTGCAGGCATTTATCGACATGGTTCATGGTGCGGATGGCGCTTCTGAAAAATTCCAGAAGACGATAAATAATCTAATTGACAAGGTAACAGGCATGTTCAATGACTGGTTGCCGAAAATTCTTGAAACAGGTATCAACATTCTAATTTCGCTGACTGATGGCATTATCAAAGCGATTCCGAAGCTATCCGCAGCACTTCCGAAAGTTTTGAACACGCTGCTGACGTTTATCATTGAAAATCTGCCGAAAATCATTGATGCGGGCATTTCTCTTTTGTCCGCCCTGTGCGAAGGTATTATTTCAGCAATTCCGACCCTTGTTGCGAATCTGCCTGCGATTATAACCGCAATCGTTCAAGGACTTGCAAGAGGCGTTGCGGCAATGGCGAATGTCGGCGGTGAGCTTGTAAAAGGACTTTGGGAAGGCCTGAAAGGTGCTGTCGGGTGGCTCAAAGACAAAATTGTCGGGTGGGTTGGCGACGTGCTTGATTTCATTAAAGGCTTGTTCGGCATTCATTCCCCTTCGACCGTCATGCGCGATCAAGTCGGCAAAATGCTTGCCGAAGGTGTTGCTGTCGGTCTTGAAAACGAAAAAGGAACGGTACAGCGCGCCTTTAATGACATGTTGCCGGATACGGATGTAAACTTTAGCATCAAAGGCGTTACCAGCGCGGCGCGCACGGCGCTTTCCGCCCCGGCTTCTGTTCCTTATTATTCAGGCACAGCAATCAGTTATGACTTGTCTGATTCCGCGCTTCAAAAGTTATCCAATAATCTTGTTGGAGCGCTTCAACGCGCGGGCGTTGGAGAAGCTGTCATTCAGTTGAACGGGCGCGAGTTTGGGCGCACAATGCGGCGCGGCTTGGAAGTGGGGTTTGTATGATTCAGTACGAAAACAGCGCAGGTGAAACGATCAGGCTTGACCGTGCTGGATTTTATGCAGACGAAGGAACGCTTCGCAATTTTGAATGGAGCTATAATTATTCTGCGTATCCTGATGGTACGGGCGGAATCGTTTCGCAGTTTTCAAGGAACGACAAAACGAAAAACTTTAACGTTTCTGCACACGCTTATTCACGCACCGAAATTGACACCCTTCTGAATCGACTGCACAATGTTACAGAATATGATGTTCGCAGCAGAATGCCGGGCAAGCTGTGGCTAAATCAGCAATACCTTTCGTGTTATCTGATAGGTAGCGAGATCACAGAAAAGTCACGGCACATGCTGTTTGTTACAAAAAAAATGACGGTTCTTCCTGTTGTCCCGTACTGGTGCATTGAAGAAACAAAAAACTTTATCGCTGGTGGCGCGTCTGTTTCGTCAGCGAACGGGAAGCGTTACAATGGGCGCTATCCGTATAAGTATGGCACAGGATATGCGCAGACAACGCTTGACAACACGGTTGGTTCGTGGGAAACGCCGATGATACTGACAATATACGGCCCCGCAGTCAATCCGTCATTATCAATCGGCGGGCATAGCTACACGCTGAATACAACTATTGCTGCGCGAGAACGCGCCGTTATCGACCAACTGCACAAGAAAATTTACAAAATAGGTACAACAGGCGGCAAAAGCAACCTGTTCAATACGCGCGACAAAAAGAACGATATTTTTCAATATGCGCCCATTGGCATGGTTCCTGTTTTGTACAACGGTGATTATTCGTTTGATATTACGTTGATTCATCAGCGGAGTGAACCTTTATGGAACGATTGATTCACGCAGATTCAAGCCGCATAGAAGTCGGCATGATAACCGACTTCATTTCTTTCGATGCACAGATTCACAATAATTGCGAAATCGCAGATAACACGTTTTCGCTTGAAATGTCCATCAGCGCATGGAAAGCGGAACAGATTATGCGCGGCGATTATATCTATATTGACGGAAGCGAGTTCGGCGGCATTGTTGGAAGCGTAAACAAGAACACAGGAGCAGACACGGTCACGATCAAGGGTATACTGTGGCGCGCGCTGCTTGCTATGCGGATAATATCGCCGCCTTCTGGACAGGCATACAGAGCGTTTACAAACACGGAACTGAATAGTATCGTCGCCGATATTGTCGGAAACGACTATGTGAACCTTTTCTATGTTTCCGAAGAAAACACAGGCGTTTCAATATCGTGTCAATTTCGCTATCAGACGAAACTTTCGGGGTTGTCTAAAGCACTGCTTCAAGCTGGGTATACATTATCTTGCGTGTACAATGCAGCAGAGCAGCGCGTTATTACCAGCGCCCGCCGTTGTGCGGACTATTCCGAATATGCGGATATTTCGTCCGACTTAGGGATTGGAATGTCAATCACAGCAGGGCGCGTTGATGACTATAACCATTGCATTGCGCTTGGTACAGGTGAACTTGCTGAACGCATGGTGCGCGAAATCTGGATGCTTGACGGAAAGATTTATAAAACGCGCCCTGCTGCGCTTACTGAATCTGCGTTGCGGTCAATGACATTCGATTACCCAAACGCAGAAAGCGAAGACGAGCTGCTTTCCTCGGCAGGCGATGCGCTTCTTCAATATGCTGCTATGTCTTCAGCAGAAATAGATCTGTCACAGCTTCAGCTTGACTTGCAACTCGATGACAAAATACTGACCGTTGACCGCGATCTTGGCATATCGGCAATAAAGAGCGTATCACAGCGCGTCATAACAATCAACCAGAACGGCACAACAATCAGAACGGAGGTTGAATAATGGCACAGAAAGCAATAACGGTCTTTACCCCGGACGGCGAAGCTCCTCACATCTACGCAGAAGACGATGCGCAGGTTCACAGGGCAATCTTTGGAGGAAGCGGCATCACGGATGCAGACGAACGGCTTGCCGCAACCATTGTTGACAACAACACAATTCGCCTTGCTTCCGGCTTATACTGCAATCAAGGCTACTTGCACGTCGTCCCTGCTGGTGAAACACTTGCTTTGACCATTGGAAGCGGAACGGCAGGTGTATTCAGGCGCGATCTGATTGCGTCGGAGTTTATACGCGGCGGCGGGAGCGTTGCTGACACCTTGCAATTCAAGGTTATTGCGGGCGAAGAAGCGTCAAGCCTTGCCGAAGCACAACGCCCTTCGCTGACACAAGACAGCATTGCAGCAGGCGGTTCTACTCGGCAAGAAGCGCTGTATGAAGTGATTATTAGCGGAACGACAATCACGGCGGTCAACAGGGTTGCTGATTATGTTGGTTCCTTCTATGCTTAACGCGGAAAGGCTGCACAATGGCAACGACTTCTTACAATGGCAGTTGGGGAGATTCGTATTCACTTAATACGACGCGGACTTGCTATCTTTCGGGCGGTGGCGGCGCTTCTGGAATCATCAACAGCGTAACAGTTGACTTGATCTTTTCGACGAATGCGTATTCGCCGCATTACTATCTAACGATTACGCTATTGACAAACAGCGGAAACATTGAAATTGAAGATGAAGTAAAGATGACCTCGGATGACTATTCATTTGCTTCGCGTAGTTTCACATTCAGCAATGTTTCACTTAGTCAGGCGAACAGCATAACAGGAATTTCTATCAAATGCACAGGAGCTTCTTCTTCGTCTGGTAGCGCTTCAAAGGTTTTTGTAAAATCCTCGGTGTCCGTGGTTGTTGACTATACCATTCCGTCGAAACTTGCTACACCAACTATCAGCACGGGAACGACAATGACAACCGATTCAACAGTTGCTATATCTTGGGCTGCGTCTTGGAATACAACGGCAAACACGCTGACGGCGTATGAACTTCAGTACGCAGACAGCAGCAACGGTTCATCTTTCAGCGCGTGGACTACATACTACACATACGGCACAGGTACACGCAGCGTTTCGGCCTCCTTGCCAGCGGCTAAAGGTTGGCGCAAATTCCGCGTCCGTGCGCTTGGCAGCGCCGGAAGCGACTACTATTCCGATTGGAGCGAATCAAGTGCAGTTTGTCGAGTTGCTATGCCGACAACGCCGGGCAGCTTTGCCGTTTCGCCGACGATATGGGACAGCGGAAACGTCGCGCTTTCGTGGTCTGCTTCGGCTGTAACAGGCGCGTCAATCAGCAGGTACTATGTCGAATACCGATTGAAAAAGTACGGAAGCAGCTTCGGAAGCTGGACTGCACTGACAAATACGACTGCGCTAAAGTATTCATATAATCCGGGACTGTCAAAAGGCGATGTCATAGCTTTCCGCGTTCGCTCACTTTCTTCAGATGGCATCCATTCGGCATATACGTCTGAAGCTACTGTATCGCGTCAAACAGATGTTCCGATCAATCTGACGCCCGCTGCTGGATGGTATACGTTGCTTGATCTTTGCGCGTGGGAATTGCCGACCACAATCAATCTTGCAGGAACGATTTGTCAGTACGCCTATACGATAAATAGCGGCGTAACTTGGTCTGCATGGAACAACGCCAGCGGAAACAGCTTTAATGCTGCGGCGCTGTTTGATTCCGTGTCTTCCGGGAACTATTTCTGCTATAAGGTGCGTGCCGTTCAAACGAACGGCGACATTACCGATGCAGCTATATCAGGTATTCTTTATAAAAATACTGCGCCCGCTGCACCTGTCATACTTTCCCCTGTGCCTTCATCCCCGATTTCACCGGGCGCATTCTGGGCAATTCTGCGCATCACAAGGGATATAAACGGGCATAGCATGACAGTTACATACAGCAAGGATTCAGGCGAGTTTGCAATCATTGCAAACGATATAACAGATAGCTGCATTGTCGCTGTCAAGCTAACAGCAGGCGGCGCGTATCGCTTCAGGGTAACGGATGAATACGGCGCATATTCCGAAGTTGCGCGAACAATTACTGTAACCGCTGAAACGTACACAGATAGCCCTGTAACAGCCGGAACGACCCGCATAAAGGCTGCGCACATCAATGAGATACGCAGCAGGGTCGAGCAGCTTTGCGCGTTCTACGGTCTATCTGCGCCGTCGTGGAACGAATCTATCATTGCAGGCACAACTTCTATAAAGCACTATCCTGCACACGTTGCGGAAATCCGAAGCACATTGACCGCAATATATCAGAAAATTAACGGACTTGGAGCAGGCGTTATCATTCCCACGCCTGCGTGGAGTACAACGCTTGACGACACAAAGCCGAAAGCCGCTGCAATCGAAGAATTACGCGCTGCGGCAAAGGCGATTTGAAAGGAGGTGGAAAAATGGCATTACCGCGTGAAGTGCATACCAGAATTTTAGAATCTTGCTTCGATACACCGATTTTATTGCTTGGCAAAGTCGGCGAAAATCTTGCAACGAAGGTCGTCTTTGATGCTTCAGAATGGTACGACGGCAGCGGAATATTTCAACTTCTTGTCAAACGTGCCGATGAAGAAATGCTTACGGCAACTATCGAGCAAAACGAAGGCGTTATTTCTTGGCTTATTCCTGCCGCCGAAATCGGGGCTGCTGGATATGGCGAAATCGAGCTAAATTATATTGTCGGTGAAGCAAGAATGAAATCCGCCCGTGTTGATACGCGGGTTTTCAGTTCAATCGAAATCGACAGCTTGCCGCCGAACGGCCTGACTTGGTCACAACTGGTACTTGCGGCGATTCAGGACGCCCGCGACGCCGCCGAAGAAGCGCAGGGCGCAGAAGGCGAAATTGCCGACCTGATTGCCGACGCCGTCGCCGAAGCGACCGCACAGGCCGAAGCATCTGCACAGGCGGCAGCGGAAAGCAAACAAGCGTCAGAAGAAAGCGCCGACGATTCGGCAGCAAGCGCAACCCTTGCCGAAAGCTACGCGAAGGGCGGCACTTCGACCCGCACGGGCGAAGATACCGATAACGCGAAGTATTACAAGGAACAGGCTGCTCAAAGCGCCACAACCGCAAGCGACAAGGCAACTGAAGCGAATCAGGCCAAAGACGCAGCAGTTGAAGCGAAAAACAAGTCAATCGCTGCGCGCGACGAAATCTTTGATATTCTCTATAACGCGACGATCCTGAACACGACCGAAACCGTCACGTTTAACAGCGACAACCTTGTTGACACGATTGTTCATACTGACAACGCTTCGGGCAGCGTCGTCAGGACTGACGTATTCACCTATAACGGCAATATTGTCACAGAAGTCAGGACGGCAGCGGACGGCAGAACGCAAACGAACGTTTACGACCTTGACACGCTGACACAGCAATTCAACGTATAAAGGGGACTTTATGATGGACTACATCAAGCACAGTTCAATCAATCAGACGTCAAGCGGCTTGCCCGTCTATGAATTCATCATTGACAGCGCCGCAGACGTCGAAACGCTGCCGACGATGGAAGACAAGAAAGAATTCATCGAATGCGTCGCGGCTGGATCTATCGCAACCGTCAAAGATATGTCAGCGCTTTATTTCCTGTCGGCTGACGGCTGGATTGAAGTTTAACAAGAAAGGATGAATTGAAAATGGCTGAACGTGACCTGTTCCTTGCGGCCCTGATTAAAAAGGGCCTTGACGGCCTGAACAAGAAGGTTGATACCCTTGCCGCTGTCGCGGGTGAAGAAGCTTCTTGGGCGTCGATCAAAAAGGTTGTCGCTGCGGGCATGGCCCCGAACGCGTACCCTATCGGAACGCAGTTTTCCGTATCTCATACAAAATACGGCAATCTGCTTTTCGACGTCGTCGCCCATAATCACCATAAAAACCCGAACAACGCCGCCGCGCCGACAATGACGCTGCTGCTGCACAACATTATTTATTCAAGACCCTTTGACGGCGCTGAAGCGGTTTACTGCGTGACTGAAGAAAACTATCCTGAAGGATTGCCCGCCGGAACGTATCATTTCCTGCCGCCTTCTGATTATCTGACGAACGCAGAACTTGAAGGTTGGACGGGTATTCAATTCACGACGACGCAGGTTGTTCCTGCCGGCGGGCAGATTGTTATTGTCGGATGGGAAAGCGGCAACATTTCCGCAAAGAAAATCAGCACGTTCGAAAGCAACGCGGCAATGACAGCGATTGAAAGCGGGCTGACGCTTTCTGACGGCAAGGGCGGCACTTCCATTGGAACCATTCATAAATACAATGAAGACGCCGACGGATACATGAACGTTCTTCAGCGGCTGCGTTACGGTAACAACAACTGGAACGAAAGCAATATTCGGCAATGGCTGAATTCTGACGCTGCTTCGGGTTGGTGGACGCCGACGCACAGTCTTGATAGACTGTCTTCAACATATGCAAACCTTGAAGGGTTCCTGAACGGCATTAACCCTGAATTCGCTGCCGTTCTTGGTGAAGTTGATGTTGCTACCCAAAAGAACAATGTCTTTGAAAATGACAACCAGCGCGGCAACATTGTCTATACAACCCGCGACAAAGTCTTCTTGCTGTCGAACAACGAAGTCGGCTATAACGTCGAAGGTATCGCGCAGGGCAGCGTTGTTGACTTCTATGACGGCGCTGCGAATGCAGACCGTATCAAGTATGATTATGCTTCGACCGCTACGGCCCGTAACTGGTGGTTGCGTTCGCCGAACCCCGGCAACGCGAACAATGCGCGTCTCGTGGACACTACGGGCGCGCGGGGCAGCTATTACGCCTCTTATGGTAACGGCGCGGCGGCGGCTTGTGTAATCTACTAATCCCCGTTCAATCTGCCGCCGTCAAGGCGGCAGATACCCCTTTTTGAAGGTGTGAAGATATGTCAGTTATCAAGGCAAAGCGTTCGGAAGGAAAACTTCAGGTTCTAATTCAGGCGAATAACCTTTGTGTTTATACTGTTCAGATTTGCAAGAATGAAAAGTATTTTCCGAAGCGCGACCGCTGGATTATGACACAACATATTGTACATGAAGCGCTTGACGTATTGTGCTGCATCAAGCGCGCGAACGCTGTTAATGTGGCTACATGGGAGGATTACAAATACCGAAGGGCGCAGTAGGTAGAAGCCTATTCACATGCAGAAGTGCTGCTGACCTTGCTTGACGTTGCGTATATCACGCTTTGCATCGAATCGCAACGCATAGAGTTCTGGACAGGTCAAATTATCAGTGTTGAAAATCTGCTGAAGAAATGGCGCGAAAGCGACAGAAAGCGCTACAAGTCTATCTTGCGCCCCGATCAGAGCTGTTCAACGTCTTCGGACGATGGATAAAGGGCGAATCGTTATAGCTACGGCCCGTAACTGGTGGTTGCGTTCGCCGAACCCCGGCAACGCGAACAATGCGCGTAACGTGGACACTACGGGCGCGCGGAACAACAATAACGCCTACAATGGTAACGGCGCGGCGGCGGATTGTGAGATAATGCCCGCTTAAAGTAGGCCATGCGGCTGAAATCTGTGCTACTCACACAAGGAACGATTCACCCGCCCCGAAAGGGGGAACACAAAGCGGCGACGCCGCCAGCGTTTGCGCTGGTGCGGCTATAAGCGCCGTTCTTTTTATGCAAAATAAAACAGTAAAAGATGCTACTTCCTTCCGCGAACTATATAAAGGCTTGAAAAAATCATGCTGCAATGTTCGATGGAAGGATAGCGTCATAGGCTACGAAGCGAACAGTCTGAAGAACACTTATCTTCTGCGTCAAAGTCTTTTGAATGGAACGTATAAAATAAGCGACTATCAGAAATTTCGCGTATATGAACCTAAAGGACGTGAAATTGTGGCAACAAGGATAAAAGACCGCCAATTTCAGCGAAGTCTTTGCGATAATGTGCTTTATCCTCAAATCACACGTTCGTTTATTCGTGACAACTGTGCTTGCCAGCGCGGGAAAGGTGTTGATGATGCACTTAATCGCATGAATGTTCATCTTCGGCGTTACTTTCTTAAAAATGGTTCTAACGGCTGGGTGCTGAAATGCGATATACGCCACTACTTCGCGGAAACGCCGCACACAGTAGCGAAAGCTGCAATCAGAAAGCGGCTAACCGATCAGGATGCGGCAGCATACACAGACATGATTATTGATAGCTTCGGCGGCGAAGTCGGCATAGGTTTAGGCAGTCAAGTATCACAAATAACTGAACTTGCGGTGCTTGATGACCTCGACCATTTCATAAAGGAACGCTTGCGAATCAAGCACTATATTCGCTATATGGATGACTTTGTTTTGATTCACAACGACAAGGACGTTCTTCAAACAGCCTTAAAAGAAATCAGATTACGTCTTGCTGTAATCGGTCTGACGCTTAATCAGAAGACACAGATTTTCCCTTTGAAGCAGGGGCTTTTGTGGCTGAAGTGGCGTTTCCTATTGACTGATACAGGAAAGGTTGTCAGGCTCATTTGCAGACAATCTGTTGTCAGAGAAAGACGCAAATTGCGAAGAATGGCACGACTTGCAAAGGCGGGTAAAATTCCTATTAAGTCACTAACGGAATCCTTTTTCACTTGGAAGGCAAATGCGCAACGCGGCAACTGCCGAAAAATCATTTTGAATATGGAATCCCTATATAATCAACTAATTTCGGAGGTCAGACAAAATGAAAGTCAAAAATGAAGAAAGAATTGCCCGAATCGAAGCTATCTGCGAAAAAATCAGAAACGCTGAAATTGACGTACAGGAATCTGTACTTCGTGACGCCATTGCCGCCGAAGACGAAGAACTTGCTGCGTCGATTACGCGCACGATCAGAAACAAGCTGCTTGAACGAAGCGACGGTATGCTTGCTTTCGACCGCTGCGGGATTGAGCTTCCCGACACGGTTACAGCGTCGTCGATGCTTCAAACCTTCAAAGCGTTGATTGATGGTTTGAAAACTTTGCTAAACGGCGAATGGGCGGAATACCGTCAGGCGCTGCGCGATCTGCCAGCACAACCGGGCTTCCCCTTCAATATCGTTTGGCCGGAAATGCCTGAAAACACGGTGAAGAATGACAATGAATGATTCATATAAAATTCATGTAGCATCAACAAGAAGAACGTGCGAAGTCACGTTCTTTTTTGATGATGGCGCAACTTATACCCTACCAACAAGGTATTACCCCGGCATCGAAGATGATATTCGACGCAACTATTATGCTTGGCGCGCTCATGCTGTCGCTTACTGCGCCGAACGTGCCAAACTTGACAATATCTTAGATGTATTGACTGTTAATTGCTTGGAGGACGAAAGCAATGCGGAAAATTGATCTTGCCGCACAAATTGCGCGCAGCTTCGTCGGCTGTCCTTACGTTTTTGCGTCTACCGGGCAGGAATGCACGGTAACACTTCGGAAGAATCGCGCAGCGGCGCGCCCGGCTTATGCCGATGCAATTTATAAATACTGCCCCGTGCTTTCCGGGAAGCAGGAAAACTGTTCGTCATGCAAGTACAACGGGAAACGGGCGTTTGATTGTCGAGGACTGACGTACATTGCTTGCAAAGAAGCCGGACTAAAAATCAGTTCCATCGGTGCATCTTCGCAATACAGGGCTGATGACTGGATTGAAAAAGGCACAATCGACAAAATGCCAGCAGACACGCCCTGCATTCTGTTCAAGCAAGACAAATCCAATGCAACCGTCATGCAGCACACGGGTTTTGCCCTTGGTGACGGTTACGCGGTTGATTGTCGCGGTCATTCTGCCGGAACCGTTCTGAAGGCTGTTTCTTCTTACCCTTGGACGCATTACGCGATTCCAAAGGGTGCATTCGATGAAGTCGAACAAACGACCATTTCCAAAGAAGAAACGACCACAACGCGCGCAACCATCCGAAAAGGCAGCAAAGGTGACGATGTAAAGTTACTTCAAAACGCCCTGCTGAAGCTGGGTTATGTTCTTCCGAAATATGGCGCAGATGGAAGTTTTGGAAACGAAACTTCCGCAGCCCTGAAGCAATTCCAACAGAACAACAGCCTGACGGCTGACGGTATCTGCGGGCCTGCTACATGGGCAAGACTTGACGCATTGCTGAATGATGCTTCTGTTGGACCTGTTACGCTGTACAATGTGAGCATTTACGGACTTGACGCGGCAACAACTGCGTATTTGCTGGAATGCTATCCCGGCGCAGTTGCAACAGAAGCAAACAGTTAAATGGCTACATTGAAAGGGGCTGATAATATGCGCGCCGAACGCGCTATTATATGCAAGCGCTGCGATCTATCCCGATGACAACATGAAAGGAAAAACAACCATGAAGGAAAAAATTTTTCAGACGATTGCAGCGGCGGCGGGCGCTGTCGCTTCCTTTTTCTGCGGTCTGCCGCCTATCTTGTGGGTGCTGCTTGCTGTCATGTCCCTTGACTACATCACAGGGCTTATCTGCGGCGCAGTCGGGAAAAGCCCTAAATCCACGAACGGCGGTTTATCCAGCAGCACGGCGTTTGCAGGTCTTATGAAAAAGCTACTGATTATCGTCATTGTTGCGCTTGCGTATCTGCTTGACGCGGTCGTTTCGATGAATGCAGGCGTATCTTTTGCTGCGGTTTCTGGTGCGTCTTGCTTGTGGTTCATCAGTTCCGAAGGTGTCAGCGTACTTGAAAATGCGTCGCTGATTGGCGTTCCGATTCCGAAGGTAATCAGGCAGGCACTTGAAGTCATGCGTGGCAATGACGAATCAAAAGACGATTCAGCCAATACTTAAAGCAACAGCAGGGCGGTTTCCCGTCCTGCTGTTATTTGTCTGCAATCACAAATAGAAATTTGATTCCTTGGCGCGATCTATCGAAACAACCAGCCCGAAAAGATGACCTGCGATAATGTAAAAGTGTTCGACCGCTGAAAGGTATGCTCCACGAGCCGAAATCCTTGGAGAATCAAGGGTTTCGGCTTTTTTTGTGCTGCTGTATACCCACACCGTACCCACAAACGACTTCTTTTCTGTACCAACGAAAAACCGCTATGCGCTCAATCCTGCGTTTTTTACAGCGTGCCGATGAATTTCTCCATCTTGGCTGCCGCGTTTTGCGACATACGGTGGCTGACGTGTCCGTAGGTGTCGAGCGTGAAGGAGACGGTCGCGTGCCCAAGGGATAGGGAAAGCGTTTTGAAATCAATCTCACTTTGAATGGCAAGCGTGGCGTAGGTGTGGCGAATGTCGTGGAAGCGAACCTCTGGGCGGTTGAGCTTGCCGACCAGTGCCTTGAAATGGATGTACAGCGTCTTAAATCGGATGAACATGCCGTTGTCACGGGTGAAAACCATATCGTACACATTGTCCCATGATGAACCTGCAAGCAGACGCTGTCGATTCTGCTTCTCTTTGGCTTGCCTCAATGCGTCCATCACGGATGGCGCGGGATGAATCGTGCGCTCTTTGTGGTTTTTCAGCGAAGTGAACATCATTTTGCCCTTGTCAGGCCCGGACGCAATGCGCACAAACTGACGGTACACACGAATAGTCCCCTTCGCGAAATCAATGCAATCCCATGTCAGACCAATCAGTTCGCTTTCCCGCAGACCCGTGAAGAAATCCACATAGTACATTAGATAAAACGGATCATCCTTGGCGATTTCCAGAAAGCGCCGCAGCTCCACATCAGAGAGGGTGTGCATCTCGGTCTTTTCCAGCATGGGCAGTTCGCAATCCTCGGACACGTTCTTGCGAACCATATCCAAACTTTGTGCCTTGGCCAGCATCCCGTGAACCAGTCCATGGATGTTGCGGATGCTCTTGGGTGACAAGCCGTTCAGCTGTGCTTTCGTATAGGTGCGCTGAATGTGCAGCGTCGTGAGGTCTTTCAGCTTGATGTGACCGATGTAGGGCACGACGTGCATACGGAAATCACTCTCGTAGTTATCCATTGTCGAATGACGAATTTTGCCTTCCTTGAAGGTTTTGAGCCATTCCCAGCCCCATTCCTCCAAGGTCAGGTCGGTGCGCTCAATGCAAATGCCCTGCTCAATTTCCGTCATGCGGGCGGCTAACTTCGCTTTTGCCTCAACTTTCGTCTGCCCATACACGGCGCATTGCTTGCCGTTCAGACGATACCGACCTTCCCATAGACCGTTCTTGCGCTGGCGAATGTTTGTTGTCTTTGCCATATTTCCTCCTGCCTCAATCTGACTCAGAAGGAGTACAGGAGTACGCATCGTGTTGCAGTTGTCAAGGTACACACTGCTATTTTACGCCTCCTGTGCGGAAAATGCAAGATGGGCTGGATGCTGTATTGGTGTTTTTCGTGCTTCATGTATTTATTAGGTGGGGCATAGCTGCGGCAGAGAGTTCTGATTCAGCCATTCTTGAAGCATGGCGCGGTTGATGAGCAGCCGCCGACCAATTCGGAAAGACGGGAAATCCTTCTGGTCTGCCAACTGATAGGCAGTGTTGCGGCTGATGTTGAGTTCTTCCGCAAGCTCCTTGACCGTCAAGGTCATCTTGCGATTGCTCTGATTGGGTTCGAGGGCGTGCTGACAGGTTTCACCGAACAGCGTGAGGTTCATTTTCATCATATATAATAGCTCCTTGATGCGTGTATGTGAAAACAATTCAGACTTTGGAATAGTGGAACATGAAACTGGAACAGGGGGCAGCAAATGCTGAATACGCGATATGCCTCTCTATCCCAATGCACTTCTTTTTATGATGGTATTTGTTCCATTGTTCCATGTGACTGGAATGCGGGATGGGACGAGAGTTTGCCGACGCTATACTTGAAAGCATCATGTCGAACTTGTACCCCGGCTGAAAGATGCGCGTTACAGCGCCCAGCATGAATAAGCGCAGCAGTTCTTCATTCAAATCGCTGATTTCAGCACCGAGAAAATGATGCAGCGCAAATCGAACACGGGGCGTTCCGTCCCAGTCAAGATGATTCAAGTATTCCCGCACAGGATGATAACCGTTGCTATTAGCCACCACGCGCAGGGCCGTGAGGATTTTCTTCTCGGACGTGATGCCGTAATGATTCTCAAAAAGCAATTCGATGAAGGCTAAATCGTCGTCAGTGAAGCAGCTGCCTGCCCGATGCCACGGCATATCACCGACAATGACCATGCAGCCAGTGAACAGGTCTTTGCGGATAGCACCCATCAGCACGGGATCGTTTTCCAGAATCAAGACGCAATTCTCGACGGAACAAGCGATGCTGCCATCCTTGCTGTGCGCAAGACGTGCGCGGAGAGCAGCGCGCTGCTGAAAAAGCAATGTTTCGCTTTCTGCACTTCTTCCAGCACGTGCGCCTGTGGCTGCTGTAAAGTTACGTTGCAAGGTTACGAACCTCCTTTATGGTTGGATGATGAAGAAATATCTCTCCACTATAACTGGCAAAAAGTTTGGCGTTTTTTACGCGATTCATAAAAAACAAGAAAAATTTTTGATGAGGCGGTTTGAAATCATTTCATCCTGAATCGTTAGGCGTTTGGTGGAAACATAGCAGCAGATGCGAGCATTTCATTTTTGGTGATTTCCTCCTTTCCGTTCATGCGAAGGGAAATTTATATTCCCTTCACTCTTGAACTGTAAAGAAAAG